GGCAAAGGACTATGATTCCTACATGAGCAAGCTGGAGGCTGATAGAAGACAGGAGGCTGAGGACGCTCAGATTGAGGCAAACATTGCAGGGATCAAAGCTGCAAGACAGGTCTTCATTGAGCGTGCTGAGGATCTTGCACTCACCCTCATTGAACACACAGTTGATCCTGATGCCACATCACCCAACGTGAGAGCAACCATTGAGGCTCTCAACAGGGCTGGTGTGACAGTGCCTCAGGAGATCCAGCTCAGGGTTGCTGGGATAAGTAGAAGACCACAGGAAGGAAAACATAAGGAGTTGACTGATGAAGAGTTGTCGAAGCGTCTTAGAGAGAAGATGGGATCATCTGAATAAGTGCCTTGATGATCAGGAGATCAAAGATCTTGATTGGGAGATGTGCACAAGAGATCCAGCATATTTCATCAATCACTGGGGATGGACATCAGATCCAAGACTTGCTGATCAGGGCAAACCCTCAAGCATCCCCATGGAGTTGTTTGACTTCCAGGAGGAGTTCATTGAATGGTTGCTGGGGTGTCTGAACGATAAGAACCATGGGGTTGTGGAGAAGTCCAGGGACATGGGCTTCACTTGGCTGTGTGCCTTCTTTGCTGTGTGGTGCTGGTTGTTCAGACCTGGAACTGTGGTGAAGTTTGGCTCAAGGAAGCTGGAGCTTGTGGACAAGCGTGAGAACCCAGACTCCATCTTTGAGAAGATCCGCTACATCATAAAGAACCTTCCAGCATGGATGATCCCAGAAGGGTTTGATAAGCGAGTTCATGACAAGCTGTGCACCATCAAAAACCCTCACAACGGCTCATCCATCCTGGGTGAGGCTGGTGATGAGATGGGACGTGGTGGACGCTCCTCTCTCTACTTCGCTGATGAGTGGGGCTTTGTGATGCGTGCTCGCAAGGTTGACAGGGGTCTGTCTCAGAACTCCAATTGCATCATCTATGGATCAACCGCAAACGGCATAGGAAATAGCTTCCACAGCAAGGTGAACAACCCAGCCTATCGCAAGTTCAGAATGCACTGGACAAGAGATCCCAGAAAGGATGCTGAGTGGTACAACATGATGTGTCTCCTCTATGATCCTGTTGTGGTTGCTCAGGAGATTGACATTGACTACACAGCCTCAGTTGAGGGGATCGCTATCCCTGCAAAGTACGTTGCAGCTTGTGTCAATGCTGTTCTTCCAAACCATGAGAAGGTGGGTAACGCTATCATATCAGGGCTTGATGTGGCCAAAGGTGGGAAGGATCTCAGCGTGTTCATCCCCAGGAATGGTCCATGGGTCAAGCCTCCTCAACATACCAACCTGAGCGACACCACAAAGGTTGCACAGTGGGCAACACAGCTCATGAGTGTGTGGGGATCAGATGATCTCTACTATGATGTGATTGGGATTGGTGCTGGTGTTGAAGGTGAACTCAACAGGGAGAGAAGAGACTTCCATCATGTTGGGATCAATGTTGGAGACTCAGCATCAAACAACCAGTATGCCGATGAGAGAACAGGAACTCAGAAGTATTCAAACCTCAAAGCAGAACTTTGGATGCACGTGAGACGCTTGTGTGAGAACACCTATCGCTATATACATGAGGGTGTGGGTACAGACCCTAATGAGATGATCTCTCTACCAGACCATCCTCAACTCATTGCTGAACTCTCGCTCCCCCTTGCTGAGACTGACTCAAGAGGAAGGGTGATCATTGAGAGTAAGAAGGCAATGTCCAGAAGACTTGAAGGGTACAAATCCCCTGATTATGCTGATGCACTGGTCTTGACATATGCTGGTCAATTTACAGACACCCCCTTCTTTATTGGGAGAGCATAATGGGATTATTCGACAAGACAAAGCGTGCAATAAGCGAGACCTTCAGACCTCAGGCAAGATGGGAAAGACTTGCTGATGAGACAAAGGGATCAACCCCCAGTGTTGTCCTGGAGCTTCCTGATCCATCACAGGTCATTGAGGAGGCTCCATTCACCCTCAGCAAGAGTGGAAGATCCAAGCCCTTCAACTATGGGATAGGGTCTGTACCATCAACTCCAGGCTCTCATGGAGGGATGGTCCATGGTGCTGGAGATATGAGCAAGCAGTACAATGGTGCTGAGCTGATGTCACCCAACCTGAGAGGGAGAGCAAAGTTCAAGGAGTGGGATTCTGAGGCTGCAACAAGGGACGGGATGAAAGCATCCTCCTGGGTGTTTGCTTGCATCTATCGTCTTGCAAAAAGTGCAGCCTCAGCGCGTTGGGTTGCTGAGAGACGTGTGGGTGATGTGTGGGAACCACAACCCACCTCACCCCTACAGCTCCTCATTGACAACCCAAACCCCTTCACCACGAGACAGCAATACATGGAGCGTGTTGTTATGTCGCTCTATCTTGCAGGGAACTCCCTCTCCTCAAAGGTGGAAATGAGGGGTGTCCCTGTTGAGCTGTGGAACATCTTCCCTCACACCATCTCTCCCATTGCTGGAGACAGCTCCAAAGGGGAGGACTTCATCTCCCATTATGAGTTCAAGGATGGGAACAACAAGAGACGACTTGAGCCTGATGAGGTGGTCCATGCAATGTTCACTGATCCAGCAGATATGATGTGGGGGATGAGTCCTCTCCAGGCTGCTGCAAGGACTGTGGACACTGACAATGAGGCTGTGACATTCAACAAGATTGCCCTCCAGAATAGAGCAATTTCTGATGGTGTATTCTCGTTTGACAAGTCGCTCACTCAGACCCAGTGGGAGGATGCAAGATCACAGGTAAGGGAACAGCATCAGGGGTCAAAGAATGCAAGGACTCCCTGGGTGCTTGGAGGTGGAGCGCGATGGAGTCAGATGTCCATGACACCCGCTGAGATGGACTTCCTGGAGAGTCGCAAGTTCACACGTGAGGAGATCTGTTCTGTGTTCCAGACACCCCCTCCTCTTGTGGGGATCTATGACAATGCAACCCTTGCCAACATCCAGATTGCAAGGCTCATCTTCTGGGAGGACACCATCATCCCTCTCCTGGATGATCTCCAGGGTGTGTTCACCCTGAGCATTGCTCAGCAGTTTGGACAGGAGTGGAGGCTCAGATATGATGTCTCTCACATCAGCGTCCTCCTTCAGAACTTCGCAAAGAAGATGGAGATTGCTAACAGCCTTTGGGCTAAGGGTGTCCCAATGAGCACCATCAACAAGAGGCTCTCATTGGGTCTTGAGGAGTTCCCAGGATGGGATGTGGGATACATGGGATCTGGTCTACTCCCCACAGGGGTCTTTGGTGCTGGATCAGTTGACACCTTTGGTGATGATGATGAGCTTGTCCCTGATGCTGGGGTGGGTCTCCAGTCCGCTCCTGAGGATGTCCAGAAGTCGGCGCTCAATGGTGCTCAGGTTGCCTCACTCCTTCAGATTATCCAGGATGCTAACGCTGGATTGATCACCCTGGGTCAAGCTATACAGATCATCTCCATCTCATTCCAGGTGGAGGTGGATGATGCAAAGATCATTGTGGGTGAACTCATAGAACCTCCTAAGGCTGAGTGATGACCATTGAGCTTGTGAGGATGGGGTTCTGTCTGCTATGTGTTGCCATGCTTTACGCTGAAATAAGAAAGGATAACAAGGACTTACGATGATCGTTCTAGGTAGAAATAAATGTGGTTGTGGTGAGGATCATGAGACCAAAGATCCATATGGTTCCAACATCTCAAGCCCACTGAGCAACCCAACACTGGGGACCAATACAACCCCACAGGTTGACTCCTCAAGGGCAAGGCTACCAAAGAACCTCACCCTCATCCCCATCAACAACTCAGGGGTTGAGAGAGTGATCAGGGCTTACCTCAGCTCACAGGAGCCAAAGCTCCAGCGTATCCTCATGAAGACCTGGAACTCCTCCAGGAGGAGCCTGAAGTATGGTGACATCCAGGAGGCGCTGAAGAACGGTAGCCTTGATGCAAATCAGCTCCAGGCTCTCCAGGACGCCTATGTTGAACTCATCAATGAGAAGCTGTCACCAGCCTGGATGAATGCAATAGAGTCCTCCTCAGGCTACATGAGAGATGCTGTCAAGTCTTCCCTGGGGAAGAACATCAGGTTTGATGCAAGGGCTGGTACACTGAGAGCCTGGATCTCATCCAGGGGGACTGAGCTTGCTGTCAACCTGAGCAACCAACAACACAGGGCATTACAATCAATGATCAAGTATGTGGTCAATGATTCCCCCATGGGAGCTAAAGCCGCTGGACGTTACATCAGGGCAACTGTGGGACTCACAGACAAGCAAGCCAAAGCAGTATCAAGACACAGGACAGCCCTCATCGATGGTGGAGCAAGTCCTGTGGATGCTGACAGGCAAGCCCTGAGCTATGCCTCCAGGATGCACATGGTGAGGGCTGAGAGGATTGCAAGGACTGAGATGTCTATTGCCTTCAATCAGGGTGCTCTTGAACAGATGAGGCAAGCGAACAAAGGAGCACTCAGCTCATCCACCATCATCAAGATGTGGTACACTGCACAGGATGAGAGGGTATGCCCTCACTGTGGTCCTCTCCATGGGGCTGTGATTGGTCTGGAGGAGACCTTCCCTGGAGCAACAAAGAGAATCCCAAACACGTTCACAGCTCCAGCCCATCCAGGCTGTAGATGTGCGATAATTTACAACCTACTTGAGTGAGCAAAACCATGGCCAGAATGAATAAGGTTACAGCAGACACAGACATCAAAGCGGAGATTGACAAGCGGATCATCAAAGGTCATGCCGCAATCTTTGACAACCTGGATTCAGATAGAGACGTGATCCAGAAAGGTGCTTTTGCACAGTCCATCAGGGATGACTTTAATCCTCCTGGGAAGGGCAAGTCCAGAATCAAACTCCTGTGGCAACACAAGAGGCATGAGGTGATAGGTCGTCCACACATCCTCATTGAGGATGCAAAGGGCTTGTACTTTGAGAGTCGAGTCTCCAAGACTGTGAGGGGTGATGAAGCCCTTGAACTCATCAGGGATCATGCTGTTGATGAGATGTCCTTTGGGTTTGATGTCATGAAAGCGAACTGGATTGACTGGAACATCAAAGGTCAAGACGCTACCATCAGGGCAAGGCTCCTCACTCAGCTCAAGATCTGGGAGATCAGTCCTGTCACATGGGGAGCAAACAGCTCCACCACAGTTGAGGAGGGCAAAGCCTACGCGCTGGATCTTCTCATCAAGGAGTTCAGGGAGACTGAGGATGTCACCCCTGATCAGATCAAGTCCCTTGAGTCAATGCTCAACTCCAGAATCTTGGAGCTTGAAGACTTGCGCACATTGCTTGGCTCAGGTATGAATGGAGGTGATGCTTTTAAAGGCAAGGATGATCTGAACTCCATCACAAGTTCACTCGATAACTTCAATAACTTCTTACAAGGTATGTGAGACATGGTTAAAAACAATCCGCTCTTTCGTGGTGGTGTGAAGTCAAACACCAAAAGCCAGAACGATGACATCAATAACGCAAACACTGATCTCATCAAGCAGTTCAACACAACAATGCAGGGCATGAAGGAAGCCCTTGAGAACCAGACTCGTGAGATCAAGTCCAGGGGTGGAACCAGTGATGCAACCGCTGCACTGATCACATCCTTTGAAGAGAAGCTCCAGTCCTTTGGAGAGCAAAACGCTGATCTCATCTCTCAACATGAGACCCTCATCAAGCGCATGCAGCGTCCAACCTACCAAGCTGGTGAGGCTGATTCTGATGGCGTCAAGGGCATGACTCCAGGTGAGCTGTTCATCAAGTCGGCTCAGTATGAGCAGATGCGCAAAAACAACTCAACGAACTGCAACTCTGTGGAGATTGGCTCCATCTTCTCCTCCAAGGAAGTTCAAGCAATGATTGGAGGCGGGGCAAGCGATGAGATTCTCACCGCTCAGCTTTGCAAGGAGATCAAGTCCTTTCGTGAGCAGAAAGGCTTGACCAGTGACTCAGGATCAGTGGGTGTCCTTGTACGTCCAACACGACTCCCAGACATTGTGAACAAGCCTTTCCGCCTGGAGCACGTGCGTGACTTGATCCGCACATCCCCCACAAGTGTCAATGGTGTTGAGTGGCTTGAGGAGACAGGTTTCTTCAACATCTCCACGAAGCTCACAACCGCAATCACAGGAACCCCCACAACCCTTGTGGTTGCGACCATCTCAGGCTTCACTCCTGGACAGCAGATCACTGTGTCTGATGGGACAAACACTGAGGTGAAGACAATCGCTCCAGGTGGTGTGAGCCGCTCAGGTGATGGTGGTACGCTCACCGTTACGGTTGCCTTTGTGAACAACTACGCAATCGACGCTACACGTGTGAGTTCTGACCTCATCGCTGCAACCCCTGAGGGTGAGAAGAAGCCTGATGGTGATGTCACCATTGCTCTCCGAAGTGCCACAGTGAAGACGATTGCGAAGGGCTTGCCCATCACTCGTCAGATCATGGACGATGCTCCCCGCTTGCGCTCCTACATTGATGGACGCCTCACCGCTGGCATGATGACCAATGAAGATTGGCACTTGCTTTACGGTTCAGGGACAGGGAATGAGCTTCAAGGCATGATGACTCATGCTAACGTTCAGTCCTACTCCTGGAGCGCTGGTGAGATTGGCGACACGAAGTATGATGCTATGCGTCGTGCCATGACCAAAGGTCGCCTTGCTGAGTACCCAGCAACAGGGATGATCCTCAACCCCAATGATGTTGAAGACCTTGAGCTGTTGAAGAACGACAACAAGGGCTACATGTACGTCCTCAACAACGGTCAAGTGTGGCGCGTGCCTTACGTTGAGACCACAGCGATCAATGAGGGTGACTTCCTTACAGGCAACTTCCAGCTTGCTGTTGAGTTGTTTGATCGCGAAAATACCAACGTTCGCATCTCGGAATCACATAGTGATTTCTTCATGCGTAACATGATCCAGCTCCTCATGGAGCAACGCTTGATGCTTGCGTACTACCGACCTGAGGCTATGGTGGTTGGTTCCTTCGATGCAGCACCCTCCTGATCAACTCCTGATCAGACTCAGAATCTATCAGACCCCTCACCTCTCCATGAGGAGAGGGGTTTTTATTTTAACGTGATCCCGACAAAGTGAGACGATGATGTCAAAGAAGCTCTATCCCATTCTCCAGAATTTCAAGTGGTCTGATTCCCTGATGCTTCAGGGTAAAACAAAGTGGCTGGGCAATCATGCCGTTGCAGCAATCGAGCGCGTCTATGGCACTGGTTATCTTGGAGACCCCATTGAGGATGTGGAGTCTGCAAAGAATGTTGATCCCATCAACCCTCAGGGGGGAGCAATCGCCACATCCATGACCTTGCTTGAGGAAGCCAATGCAGCCCTTGAGGGTGGCAATGGCAACGCCATTCGAGCCGCACTGAAGAAGGTGTATGCTCTCCAGGCTGAAGGTGAGACCACCTACCCAACCAAGGAAGAGAACACCATTGCTCTTGAGCTGTGGGTTGAAGAGTCTCAGGCTGTCCTCACTGGCAAGATTGATGCTGGTGATGTCCAGGTTGATGCTGAGCTTGGACTGGGTGAGGAGGAGTGATCCACACCCCCTGTGTCCATTGAGTTGAACCAGTCCCAGGAGAGGGACTCAAAACAAGGAGCCTCCCATGGGAGCGATACAAGACAGATTGCCAGATCCAGACATTGCAGCCTTGCTCACTGAGTTTAAGAAGTACGCAAAGATTGACCCCTTGGACACCTCAGATGACTTCATGCTCCAGCTCTCTCTTGAGGGAGCAATGGAGCAAGCTGATCTGTTTATCAACAACCCCTTTGTTGATGGGTTTGGTGTTGATGAGTCCATCCCCTCCAGCGTCAAGCTGGGTGTGTTCGTCTTTGCTATCCAGGATGCAGTGAGAGCAGACCCATCAATCAGCTCAAAGCGCTCCTCACGAATCGCTGAGACATACCGCTCCACTGAGGAGGCTCTCAAGGCTGTAGAGGATCGTTACTGGTGTAGATATCGCAAGATACCTGGACTGTAGTTCAAACCCCTCAGGGACCACCACAGGAGTTCTCAGTGGATACTATCGACAAGGACAAAGGATACAAGCGCATCATGGGACAGATGGATCTCATGAAGAAAGCTCCCCATGTTGTTGTGGGGTTCTTTGCTGGGGACAACCCTGAAGGGGGAGATCAGTCTGAGCTGAGTGTTGCTGACTACATGTGGCTCAATGAGGTGGGGACCATTGACATCCCTGAGCGTCCAGTCATGGGTGAGACAACTGATGCTGTCAGACCTGAGGTTGAGGCAATGCTCAAGAGGGAGCTGGAGGCAATCATCCAGGGACGCTCCACAGTTGAGGGTGCACTCACGAAGGTGGGGATCAAGTTCAAGGCTGAGCTTCAGAAAGCAATCACTGACTTCAATGATCCAGCTAACGCTGAGTCAACCATTGATCAGAAGGGTGCTGACAACCCACTCATTGACACAGGAACAGCGCGCAATGCTGTATCCTTTGAGGTGCGCATGAAGGAGAAACCATGAGATCAAGAGGAAGCATCCTGGGAGCAAGATCACTCTCAGTGAAAAGGAGAGCCGCTGGAACGTATGTGAATAGGAAGTTTGTCCCTGGGGCTGAGACCGTCTTCACTATCCAGGGCTATCCTGAACCAGCGTCATCTGAGAGCACAGTCTCTCTGAGCGATGCTCAGCGCACGAAAGACCCAAAGCTCATCATTACAAACACTGAACTCTTGACCCTGGACAAGACCCTCAAGACTCCAGCAGATGTGATCACCATCAATGGGAGGGACTATGAGGTCATGACCTGTGAGCCAATTGAACACACATCACCCCACTGGGAGGTGGTTGCAATCAGGGTGGATGAATGAACTTCACAACAGCAAAGAATGCAATTGGGGACTTCATTGAGGAGATCCTCCCATCACACACAGTGATTGATCATGACCAGCCAAGGACGGGAGACTCCACAGGGACTCCATCTCCTGAGGCTCCATGGTGCTCAGTGAGAGTCACCCCTGTGAGGAGGGTGGGGGATCAGGACGCAAAGGTCATGGATGATGAGGAGTATGTCCACAAGGGGGAGAGGATTGCTACAGTTACCCTCTCCCTGTATGGTGAGACCTCAGATGAGGATGTTGATGCAATCAGGAACTCCCTCCAGGAGTACCACAAGCCCACACTCTTCAACGCTGGTGTGTCCTATCAGCGTGAGCTGGGTTCAATCGACTCTACAACCTTCCTCACAACAAGGAACGAAAAGAGGGCAACCCTCACGCTCCAGTTCTCCTATTCTGTTGAATACAGAACAAGCCCTGGAGTCATTGAACATGTTACCTTTGAGGGTGATGTGGTGAGTGATGATTTAAACAGATCCAGTGTAAGCCTGGACATTGACTTAACTTAAACAAAGGAGACCCTCATGGGGATCACTGATCGTGAAAATGTCCAGATCATTTCTGGAACTCTCAACCTCTCAACTGCTGGCTTTGGAAAAGTCCTGATCCTGGGAGAGCATTCAAGGTTCCTGGAGAGAACTCAAGAGTATGCTGGTTCTGGGGCTGAGATCCTCCAGGGTATGAAGGATGCTGGGTTCACTGCAAAGGATGCTGAATACATCGCAATGTCAAACCTCCTTGGGATGGATCTCACCCCTCAGGCTGCAATGGTGGGGAGACGTACTGTGGGCATTGCCCAAGTGGACACAATCACTGTGGACACAGCAACCGCTGAGGCTATCTACACCTATGGGTACAAGTTCCCCACAGGTGTTGCCTTTGAGGTCAAGGTCACAGCTCCCACAGGGACACCCTCCCTGGGTGATATTCGTGATCTGATCAGGGCTGCAATTGATGACTCACCCCTCCCTGTGACCACTGCTGACAGTGGGGCTGATGCCTACACTGTGACCAGTGACTTTCCAGGCATCGGATTCACATCCACTGTGGATGCTCTTCAGTCCATCGTGAACACCACCGCAAACACAGCAAGCGCTGAGACCGTCTCAGATGCGCTGGATGCTTGCCTCCTGGAGAACCCAGGGTTCTATGGTGTGGCTCTCCTCAACCCCACAAAGGCTGATGTCCTGGAACTCCTCACATGGTGCCAGACAAGACGCAAGCTCCCCATGGGTCTCTCCAGTGATGCTGACTGCATCACGAGTGCAACTGATGATGTCTTGAGCGCTGCACAGACTCTCTCCAGGGATGGGGGGATCTTCTGGACTGATCGCTTTTGGGAGTTCCCTAACGTTGCTCTTCATGGGAACAGACTCAGCGTGAGTGCTGATGAGCAGTCCACAGTTTACAACAACGTTCCTATGCCTGGGATCACCCCAGCAAACATCACATCCAGTGAGCGTGCTTTCCTTGAGGCAAAGAATGGTTTCTTTGCTGACAATGCAGGTGGGATCACAGTCACAGGGGAGGACTGCAAAGCCTCATCTGGTGAGTGGATGGATGTCCTCCTGGGGATTGACTGGACAACCACAAGACTTGAGGAGGCTTCCTTTGCTGCAAAGGTTGAGGCTTCAAAGGGTGGAGGAAAGATCCCCATGACAAACGCTGGTAAAGCAATCTTTCTGGGGATTCTCAGGGAGCGCTTTGCAAAGGGCTTGAGCACTGGTCTATTCACTGATCAGCCTGAACCTATCATCAATGCTGTTGATGTGCGAACGATGACAAGCGCTGAGAGAGCAACACGCTCCCTCCCCACAATCACCTTTGAGTTCTACCTTGCTGGAGCAATCAACAAGACATCATACAGTGGGAAGCTGATAGCCTGATCAGCCTCACTGTGTTCAAATGATCTATACAAAAACAATGAACTAAAGGAGTTCAATCATGCCAAGTTATGCACCGGGTGAAGTGAGCGCTATTCATGGTGCTCACATCGTCACTGGATTTGCTCCAGGAACAATGATCAATGCAGCCCGAAGATCTGAGGCTGCAACACTCACCATTGGTCTTCAGGGAGACTGGTGTTTCAACCTCTCAAGTGATAAGTCTGGACTGGTCACATTCACCCTTCTGGGTTCAAGCCCATCCAATGATTATTTCATGGGTGTTGCACTCGCTCAGGAGAAGCTGGGTGGGGGTCAGACCCACATTGCAGTGGAGGACGCCAACGGAACAAGCCTTCACTTTGCTGAGGCTTCCAGGCTCCAGAAGGTGAGTGACAAGTCCTATGAGGCTGAGACTGGAAATGTGCAATGGGCTTTCCTTTGCCCTGTCCTTGATCACTTCGTGGGTTCAAACACCTGATCACTTGAGAGCCTCAGGAGTTCCTTGAGGCTCTCTTTTTTTACCCCCTCCCCAGTGGAAAGGAAAAGAACATGACAGACAAAAAGAAGACAAGTGAGCAAGATCCAAAGATTGAAGAGAGCGTCCTCTCAGATGAACCCACTGAGGCTCCCATTGAGGAGCCAACAAAGGAGCCTCGCAAGCCCTGGGAAGTCAGGGTCTTCACGTTCCCCACAGGGGACATGAGAGTGAGGGTGAGAGCATTCAACCCCATCTACTCCACACAGCTCCTCATCAGGCTGGGGAGGATTGTGGGTGGACCGTTTGGAGCCGCTGTCTCAGCGCTCATGGGTTCTGATGAGGGGATCTCCCTGGAGCAAGCTGAAGCCCTTGAGGGTGCTGGTATTGAGCGCGCCGTGAGCAGTCTCTTCAAGCGTGTTGATGACGCTGGTGTAGAGGTCATGATCAATGACATCCTTTGCTGTACTGATGTTGTGGTGTCATCCCCTCAGGGTGCTCCCCGCTGGGTCAAGATGGATGCTGACAGGGACTTCAAGCTCAATGAGTTTGGGATGATGCAAGTGATCATCTTCACTCTGAGGTTTCACTATCAGGATTTTTTTACAAGATCCTTCAACGCGCTCATGGAGAAGCTGAGATCAGTCAAGGGTCTCAAGGGCAAGCTGGAGGAGATCTGGAAGGAAGAGAGCAACCCTTCTCCCCTGGAGCTGACGACACAAGAGGAGGCTTCACCAGCCTCAGCGCTGGAGGAGGTGAGTCTGGGGATCTCCCAGGAGGAGATGGAGGAGATTCAAGCTCAACTAAAAGAAGAGGGGAGCTGAGGATCACTCAGATGATAAAAGATCGCGGGCTGAATTGGTGGGTGTGGAGACCCATCATTGCAGGCATCACAACGTACACTGAGGTCATGGAAATTCACACCCTCTCCACATTGATTGATGCACACTCAGCCCTTGACATAAAACAAGAGATTGATGACCTGAGCGCTAAGATTGCTGAAGAGCAAAGGGAGCGCCAAGAGGGAAACAACTGGAGCTAGTGCCATGGCTGTGAAGCAAGTTATCAGGGAGCTGATCACAAAGTGGGGGTTTGACATTGACTCAAAGCCTCTCAAAGAGGCTGAGGGTGGAGTTGATAAACTCAAGACATCCCTCAAGGTGATCACAGCAGTGTCTACTGGGGCTGCTGTAGGTGTGTACAAGTTCGTCAAGACGACCGCTGAGGGGATCGATACAGTCACCAAAGCGGCGCGAAACATTGGACTCACTGCTCAGGAACTCCTTGAACTTCAGTATGCAGCAGGTCTCAGTGGTGCATCCAATGAACAGCTCAATGACATCCTCAAAGACCTCACGAAGAACAGCATTGAAGCGGCTGGAGGGAACAAGGGTCTCAGGCTTGCGCTGAGAGCAATGGGCATTGATGCTGACAAGTTCGTCAAGCTCCCCATTGATAAGAAGCTGGAGGCTGTGTCTGATGGACTCAAGGGGGTCAATGACCCTGGGTTAAGAGCACAGCTCAGGATGAAGCTCCTGGGGGAACAGGGGATCAAGATGGCGTCCCTCCTGGATGGGGGTTCTGAGGCAATCAGGAAGATGAGACAGGAGTCCAGGGAGCTGGGTCTTGTCCTCTCCCAGGAGACCGCTCAGAAGGCTGAGGAACTCAATGACACCATCGACAAAATCAAGTTCACAGTGAAGGCTGTGAAGGATGCTGTTGCAATCGAGCTGATCCCTGAAGTCCTGGACATTGCAAAGGCAACGCTCACCTGGACGAAGGAGAGCAAGGAACTCCTGAAGCTCAGAATAAAGCAAGGGATCATGCTCACAGTGGAAGCACTGAAGTTCATGGGTAGGGGGATCAAGACAGTGGTGTCTCTCATCCAAAGCCTGATCTCTTGGCTGGGTGGACTTGAGCGAGTCATGAGGGTTGTTCAATTCATCATGACCGCGTTCATATCCTATCAGGCTCTTGCTGGGATTGTATCATTCATCAAGATGATCAGGGGTCTGATTGCTGCATATAGATTGCTTGGAATGAGTGCTCTACTTGCACAAGCAAAGATGCTCCTGATCCCCATTGCAATAGGTGCGTTGCTCGCTTTGATTGCCTACCTCATTGAGGACTTTGACAAGTTCTTCAAGGGACAAAACTCAGCGATAGGGGAGCTTGTGAAGAAGTTCCCTGAGCTTGGCAAGGCTATCTACTTCATCAGGGATGTCTGGAATGAGGCTGGTGTTGTTGCTGAGGAGTTCTTCCTGTGGCTGTTTAAGATGTGGCCAAAGCTCAAGCAAGAGGGCTGGGATGCAATCTGGGGTCTGGTTGATGGGTGGAACAACATGGAAGCCAAAGCAAGAGGAGCCTGGAAGAACATCCATGCTGATGCAATGGGTGTGATCCTGGACCTCACCGGGAGGTTCAGCAAGATGCTGGGGACAATCCTGGAGGGTGCTGATGCAATCCCTGGGATTGAGCTGAGCCTTGTGAAAGACCTCAAGGCAAAGGTTGACCTTTTCAACACAGGAGCCTCCAAGATTGGACCATCCTCAACAGTCTCCAGGGATGCGTCCAATGGGGCATCAAACAGGAGGACACCTGAGGTGAGATCCAGCTACACAGGTAGCCCCATCACTGTTGTCCAGAAACCTGGAGAGTCCACTGATGATCTAGCAAAGCGGATCAGCAAGCATCAGAAGGCTGAGATGGACAAGCAAGCAAGAGAGATTAAGGAAAACTTTACAACGGCTTATGTGTACTGAGGAGGCGCGATCATGGCAGAATCAGAAGAGACAGCAATCCTTGTCAAGAGGACTCAAGGAAGCAAGCTGGGTGATCTTGTGGTTGACGCCTCCATCAGTGAGGGTCACACCACAACCATCCAGGTTTTGACAAACCCCCTGGAGGAGGGAGCGGACATCCCAGATCATGCTGTTGTCATGCCCGATCAGCTCACCATGGAGGTGATGTGGAGTGATGTGGTGAATGGGGCTGAGAGAGCCGCTGTGGGGAGAGCAAGGGAGCAGTGGTCCACACTGGTAGGCTTGGCCAAAGCAAGGCAAGGGCTAACTGTGGTGAGCGGTCTGAAGGTCTATGAGAGGATGCTCATCACATCAGTGGGGACGCTTGAGGATGCACAGTCTGGGATTGCCCTCAAGGTCTCAGTCCAGCTCCAGGAGTTCAGGGTTGCTGAGCGAAAGACCACAACCCTTGAGGCTCCTGACTCATCAGTCAAGCATGGAACGAAGAAGCCAAAGGGCAAAGGCTCCAGGAAGAGCACGAAGAAGGCAAAGGCAAAGGCTGAGAAGGAGTCCTCACAACTTTACAAATTGATCTTTCAATGAGGCTAAAACATGCTTGAGATCCCAATCACATTCACACCATCAGAACCAGCCCTCCCCATTGATGCTGTCTACAGCCTGGATGGGAAGAGCTTCAGGCTGTTCATTGCCTGGAACAATCGCGCTCAGCGCTATTACATGGATCTCTATGATGGTTCAACTGATGAGATCCTTGTTGCTGGGATTGCCCTTGTCTCAAGGTGGTTCCTCCTCAACAGGTTTAGCAACCCTCTCCTCCCTGATGGGGATCTTGTCCTGATCCCTGATGATGGTAGCCTCCTTGAACCAGCCCTGGGTGAGGTGGGTCTTGAAGGGAACTTCAAGCTCATCTACCTCACGAGTGATGAACTTCAGGAGCTTCAGTCATGACAGATCTTTACATGAGAGAATACTCCCTCACGATAGGTGAGGAGGGCAAGGAGGGGAGACAGTGGAGTGAGCTGAGGATTGCCTTCAGCGGTGAGCACACAGGGAAGAGAACAGCAAACAGTCTCAACCTGAGGATCTATAATCTCTCAATCGACTCAAGAGCATTCATCAAGGAGAAGATGAAGCTCATCCTTGAGGCTGGATACCTTGGAGACACAGGGGTCTTGTTCAAGGGTGATGTGACCACTGTGTCCTCACACAAGGAGGGTGCTGAGTGGATCACTGACATTGAGTGTGGGGATGGTGTGGAGGCTCTCAAGTCCTCCACCATCCAGGCAACCATCCCAAAGGGAGCGACACCTGAGAAGATCATGAGTGCTGTCAAGGGTTCCTTTGGTGGTCTCAAAATAGGTGAGGGCTTTGTGGATTCTCTCAAGGCTATCACCACCAAAGCTCAAGGGGTTGTCCTTTCTGGATCATCAGCAAATGAACTTGACTCTCTCTTCAATGGGAACGGTTACTCCTGGAGCATCCAGGATGAAGAGATCCAGGTCATCCAGGATGGAAAAGCAACACCCAGGGAGGCTGTCTTCCTTGATGCTGACACAGGTCTTGTGGGTTCACCCAAGACTCTTGAGAAGGGCAAACTTGAGATCACCTCACTGTTGATCCATCAGGCAAGACCTGGAAGATCTTTGGACCTTGCCTCCAGGGACTTCAAGGGAGCCTATGTCATCCTCAAGCACAAGTTCTCAGGAGACACACACTCAGGGCAATGGTTGAGTGTCATGGAGTCAAAGCCAACATGAGCAACGAAGCAAGACCAGATCCCACACAAGCCCTCAGGGATGCAATCACTGCTGTGATGATGGGGAAATCATTCCCTATCCCAGGGGAGATCCAGGACTTTGATGGGGCTACACTGACAGCAACAGTCAAGCCCTGCATCAAACAGAAGAAGGTCTCAGGTGAGCTGGAGGAGAGAGCCTCCATTCCTAACGTTCCCATCCACTTCTGGAGTGCTGGTCCCTTTGCCATTCACTCAGCCCCAAAGAAGGGTGATGAGGTGTTCCTGATCTTCTCAGGACGCTCCATGGATGTGTTCAAAAGCAATGGGGGATGTGTTGATCCTGGGGATGGGAGGTTCCTCCACACGAGTGATTGCATTGCACTTGTGGGGAACTTCAGCAACCCCTCAGCTAAGGCTGGTAAGGCTCCAGGTGATGAGCTTTGGATGGGGCTGAGGGATGGTTCCTCAGGGTTCTCAGTCACCCCATCAGGAGCAATCAAGATAGGCTCAGATACCGCTGAGCTTGTCCAGCTTGTGCATGATGTGGTATCTGAGGTCTCTGGAATTGTAACATCAATCACATCAGCAACAGCTCTTGTGACAACTCTAGGCACTCCAGCACCCCTAGATGCTGCAACACTATCAAGCCTTGCTGACTCGCTGATCTCATTGGCTGAGATAACTGCAAAGATAGGTACAATAAAATCATGAAAGACTTTGCATTAGATATTGAAGCTCATGACATTGCATTCATCAATGGTGATCTTGTCCCCATTGATGGGCTTGCAGCGATTGAGCAAGAGATAAGAATCAGCCTCTTGATGTGGAAAGGGGAGTGGTTCCTGGATAGGTCTATAGGCACAGACTATCTGGGGAGAATCCTTGGAAGACAGCCCCAGATCCTCAGGGATGCTGAGATCAAAAGAGTGATCAATGATGTTGAGGGTGTGGTTGAGATCATTGAATACACCACATCAGTCAACAGGATCACAAGGTCTCTTGCTGTGTCATTCACAGCAACAACTGAGTATGGTGAGGTTGAGTCATCACTCCCACTGGGGACAGTTACAAGGATCACGAAGGTTGAGGAGGAGCCTCCTCCAGTTGTGATTCCACCTGCTGAGGTTGACCTCTATGAGCTGATGTTCAGACCTCTCCCCCTGGATGACCTCTACACACCAGATGACCATCCAGGATTCGGTGGGGATAAGCTGTCCATCGTCACAAACACGCTGGATCTCTATGATGCAAAGCCACACACAACAGCACTGAACTCCACCCCAGAACCTTGAGGTTATGATATGTCAGAATATGCTTTCTACTTCTATACGCCTGAGCACATCTCAAGGCTTGATAATGTCCTCGCAGACACAGACCTCATTGTTGAGGCTCGTGTTGATGCGTGGGCTATTGCCTTCAGGGATCTCATCAGGAATGGGGATGGTGAGTCCTACCCATTCAACAACGCTCTACCAGCTCACTTCAAGGTGAGTGATCTGTGTAAGTTCGCCAACGGGACGAAGGATGGGTATGCTTTCATTGTGAGAGATACCATCTTTGGCAATGAGTGGTTGTTCATCTTCTCAGGCTATGACTCCAGTGGGAACTCCCCATCAAGCAACTACTTTGTAGTGCCTGGATACACCACATCTTACACACACTTCCAGAACTGTGGAGCCGCAGCAGACAACACGGGATACAACTCAAGTTCAGGCTGGGGATTGAATGTCCTCTACAACCCAGACTATGCAACAGATACTTTTGATATGCAGTTCGATGACGCAACAGAACTCACCTATGTGGGTGGGGACTTTGGATCATCAACAGCATTGCCAGCAAACAACTCAACGAAAGCAACAGCCTTTCTCCCATCCACAGACTACCCAAGGGGGATCACTATGGTCCAGGGTGGGTCAACCAATGTGAACGGCTCAGACCTGTTCCTCTCCTTTGATGACACTGAGGGAGTGCTTGACATCTACATGACTGAAGGAGCCTCAAAGGAGCCTGATCTCATCTGCAAGATGGGTGAGATCCTTGATCCTGATGACGTTGCAGACACCTACACCCAGGGTACAATGTGGGTTGAGACCACAACCAGCAACCCAGCAAGTGAGGCGGGTGATCCAGATGACAGTGAGGGCTTTGTGGACTGCTTCAGTTCTGCTGGAGCGAGGCTCTACAACCTGAACCTTGTGTTCAAAAAGACCCTCACCCAGGAGAATGACAAGACTGTAGGTCTCAAGTTTAAATGGTATCCTGTGGAGGTGAGCAGTGGGGGAACCATGAAGGGACACCTCAAGGGCAACATTGGGAGGGAGGCTACAGCATACAATGCAAGGGAGTTCTATCTCCAGTTGTTTGCTGAGAACCCCCTTGCTCCAGTGGTGACTTTCATCAAGATCACTGACTCCATGATGATCAAGTATCCTACTGGTGTTCCCCCATTCCCATTCACATTCCCCACAAAGAAGTAAGGTGATCTATGCCATATGGTTTTAGTATTTCAGGATACCTCCACAAGAGACTTGTGGACATCAAGACAGATCTGGAGACCGCTGCAAGGGGGGTCTTTGGTGATGGTGTAAAGCTCCATCCAAAGTCCTTTGTTGGGTTGCTCATTGGCACGTTTGCTGAGCCTTTGTCTGAGGTCTGGGAACAGCTTCAGATTGCATACTGGATGCTTGATCCTAACAGTGCTGAGGGTGTCCTCCTGGACAATCTCGCCTACATCATTGGACTCACCAGACTTCCCTCCACACACTCCATCACAACCATCACCATCAATGGGAGTAATGGGACACTGGTCCCTGCTGGGACACAGGTTGCTCAGTCTGAGACTGGGGAGTTGTTTGAGACCATCGCTGATGTTGTCATCCCAGCCCTGGGAGCAACCACAGTGGGAGTGAGGAGCGTCAACAAGGGAGCGATTGAGGCAAGCGCTGGATCACTCACTGTCAAGGTGACAGCAGTCTCAGGGTGGGACTCAGTGACGAACACTGAGGACGCTCTCCAGGGGAGAGAGGTGGAGTCTGATTCTGAACTCAGGATCAGGATGAGAACCTCCCTCCAGGTTGCAGGCTTTGCCACAGTGGGAGCAATCCTCTCAAAGATCCTTGAGGATGTTGATGAGGTTCAGTCTGTCCAGGTCTATGAGAATGCAACAAGCCTCACTGATGGATCTGGAAGACCTCCCCACAGCATTGAGGTTGTGGTCCTGGGTGGGGATGATCAAGAGGTTGCTGACAAGCTATGGACTCTCAAGGGTGCTGGGATTGAGACTGTGACCACAGCCCCAGCCCTTGACCAGCGCGCTGAGACCGTTGTTGATTCCCAGGGCAAGTCCCACACAGTGACGTTCTCCAGGGCTACTGAGGTGGATGTGTGGATGATTGTCCAGGTGTCCTCCTCCAAGACCCTCAGCTCAGGTGAGCTGGAAGCAATTGAGGAGGAGGCTCTCAGTGAAGGGAACCTTCTCCAGATTGCTGATGATGTGAACACCTGGAGGCTCACAAGGTCTGTCAATGCCTCCACTGTGGAGGACTTGGATGAGGTGTCTGATGTCACAGTCCTTGTTGGATTGTCAGACCCTCCAGTCTCCTCAGCTAACCTTGTGATGGGTGAGACATCTCAGGCTCGCTTTGACTCAACCAGAACAACAGTGGTGCAGGTATGATAGCAACGATAACAGACATGATTGAGAAGGCGCTTGAGCGTCTCATCATCCAGTTCAAAAAGAGCGCACTGTTCCCCCTGATTGTGGCAATGCTTGTGGAGCAAGTCCAGGAGGTTGAGGTTGAACTCAGTGAGATGATCAACAACAGAATCATCTGGGATGGAGAGACCCTGGAGGGAGTGGGGATAACGCTGGATCAGTGGGGTGCTCTCATCGGTGAGAGGAGGGGGTCTCTCAGTGATCTCAACTTCATCAGATTCATCGTTGCCCGTATCGCTCGCAACACCTCCAGTGGGACACCAGAACAGCTCCTCAACATTCTCCACAGACTCACTCAGGCTGATGAGATCATCCTCAGGGAACACCCTGGAGCAACGGTCTCCTTTGAGTTCTCAGGAGGCTCACTGGGAGCATTGCTTGTGGGGGAGCTTCAGCAGATAATGCAGACATCCACAATTGCAGGTGTCCAGGTCACAGGGGTTGTGGAGACTCACTCAAATCCATTCAAACTAGACACACCCGGTCAAGGACTTGATCAGGGTCAACTCTCAAGGCTTGTATAATGCCAACAAAACCAACAGACAATCCCCAGTGGGCAACTGATCACACCCCAGATCCCGCTGGAGCTGCAAGCGATCCAGCTAACGAAAACGTACCCCCAAACCTTGCAAAGCAACAAGATGGGTTTGGGCATGGAGAGACCGTTCCTTTCAACTGGTTAAACTGGTTGTTCCACATCTCATTCAAGTGGATTGAGTGGTTGACTCACTTTGATCAGAACCACACCCATGATGGAGGGGCTGGAGATCTCAGCGCTCCCAAGGTCAACCTCACCTCTCACATAGACTGGGGGACATACGGGGAGTATGAGACCACTGTGGACAACGCTGGTGAGCACAGGGTTGAGCACAGGGCAACAGGATCAGCAATCACCATCAGTCAAGCTGACTTCTCCATCAGGTCTGTCTATCGAGTGGGACAATCCCCAGGGGTTGAGATTGACATTGATGATGAGTCTGGACTCACTGGAGCACGCTCCCTGAGGGTTGCTGGTGTAGGTTCTCAGACTGCTGGAATCTCCACTGAGGCATACAGGGTTGACCGCTCAAACCCTCCTGGAGGGAACTTCTCCATCCTGTTCCCTGGGGACTCCTCCCTCTACAAGGGAAACCTTGTGAAGCACAGGGGGACATGGAACTTTACTGAGAGTGGCGGATCACTCTCAAACGCTGCAACAACTTCTTACAATGTCTCAGGGAACTTTGTCACAAGTGGAGCACCCACTAACACATGGGTTCTCAATGGCATCAGTGCTAACGTAAGTGGTACAGTCCCACACAGCATCAGCTCAGTTGATGGTGGAGTCTATGACTCCAGCCTGATTTATGACTCAGCAAACAACAGGCTGATCCTCACAGTCAAATACTGGAACGGCTCAACATGGGTCAACCCTCTTGCGGGGACTGCACCCAGTGGGACTGAGTTCAATATTGACTTTGATATGTATTAAACCTCAGGCTCACTGAGAGCCACACAGAACCCATGGAGAGAAATCATGAGCTACACACTCACACAAATCATTGAAGGCGCGATCCTTGCCGCTGAGCTGTCCTGGGAGGACACAATCAGGGACACCCAGAAGGGACACCCTGGGGACATCATGGAAATTGAGAGATTCTTCCACCTTGTAGACTGGGGCTGGATGCTCGCAAGGGGGAAGGATGGACGCTACCAAGAGAGCAAAGGGATGATGTGGTGTGGGATCTTTGCTGGGGCTTGCTTCGTCCAGGCTGGAGACTTCCTGGACACTGAGCACTGTGTTGATGTAAAGCTCAAGTCACAGATTGCATCATCCTGTTTCCCCTCTTGTCCAAGACTGGCAAGTGAGCGAAGATGGGAGCAATGTGGTGTCACTCCACCTGAGCGCTTTGATCCCAAGGATGTTCAGCGGGGTGACATCTTAATCCTTGACACACCACGAACCTCAAGACCATCAGGTGATCATATTATGATTGCTCTTGGAGGTCTCCAGGAAGATGGAACCATCCCCACGATTGAAGGCAACGCCTATGGTACGTTGGGAGATGGGACATATGGGGAGGGTGTTGTCAAAAACAACCGACCACTGGAGAGGTGTCTACATGCTTACAGACTCAGAATCGAACACTTCACAGGATACGGTCTCATCTAAAGATGAGGTTGATCATCCTATCATCCGTAGGGCAATCACTGCACTGGGTGGACGTAAAATGGTTTACGTCTATGCTGGTGTGTGGTTGCCCTGTTTTCTTTTGGCATACACAGGGAGGCTTGAAGATGCAGCCTTCAGCAACATCACCATCACTGTGATCGTTGCCCTTGTGGGAGGGAATGTGGGGAGCAAGTTTGCTAATGCCCTCAACCCCTTTGAGATGGGTGGAGGTAGAGCAAGACGCTCAACCCCTATGCCCATTCATGTGAAGCCTCCCAAGGAGGTCAAGGTGGAAGAAGATCCACAAGTTGCTGAGGAGTTCTGATGAGACATGCTCTCCTCATAAGGCTCACAGCAAGGCTCCTGATGGGGTGGGGATTGTGGGTGCTGGTGTTCCAACCAATGAACAACCCAAAGATCACCTCATACAAGCTCATGATTGAGACTGGGGGGAACGTTGTCTGGGGTTCATTCTTCGCGCTTGTGGGACTGGCTGGTGTCCTCCTCAGCAAGAGGGCTATCCCAGGATGGAGGGTCTTCTGGTCTGGGATTGTCACATCCTCAGGGTGGTGTGGTATTGCTGCATTCTTTCTGGTTTCTGTGCTTCAACAAGATGAGTTCAGTCTCAAGCTATTAAACACAGGAATCTACATTTACACTTTGATGTTTACATCAACTTTAATATCAGCGTTTAGATACTATGCTGATGCAATAAAGATACCCAATGAGGCACACAATGAGTGATCCTATAGTTGGTCCAGGGGGAGCCGCGATCATAGGATCAATCGGAACTATCCTTATAGGCTTGAGCGCTCAGTGGGTTATCAGGAGAAACAAAAAGGATGAGGTCTCCTCAGCGGATAAGAAGAGCATGGATGAGATTTACTCAGCCCTTGTGCAAGGCAACCTGAAGGATCTTGTTGAGGATGTGAAGGGACAGAAACAAAGGATTGAACAGCTTGAAGATCTGGAGCAAAAGAGATCCCTCAGACAAAGCAAGATCCTCATCTCCCTTGAGGGGTTCAAGACCCAGATCATAAGCCTCAAACTCAAGCTCTCCACCTACACCTTACTCAGGGAGACTGGTCAAGATGAAGCTGCAACCTCTCACTTTGAATCCCTCCTGGGGGAGCTTGATGAGATAGTTGTCAGCATTGACTCACTTGCATCTATATCTGATGTGATAGATGATGAGCCTCAACCCAAGGAAAAGAAGGAGGGAGATGGTGAGCCTGCTGTCAATTGAGAAGGTATATATAATTGTTATTGCTTCAGCCCTGGGACTTGTCCTGGGTGCTGTGGTCCTCATGGTTCGTCCAGACCTCAGGAAGAAGCTGGAGGGATCAGCCTTTGTCCCTGCAATCCTGGGGCTGGTAGGGCTGTTGCTTGGGTTCATTGGACTCAAGATGAGGGATGCAAGGAAGGAGGACGCTCAGGAGCCTCACAGTGAGCCTGAGCACCCAGAACCAAAGAACACTACACACACCCCACACAAAGGAGCTGACGATGGTGATAACATCACTGAGATCGAAACTAAGGCAAGGGTCAACACTGAGATTGCTATTGATGAGCATGATGGTGATGATCTTGGCGAGTGGCTGGACAACCACTTCACAAGCACAGTCAACCCCAAGACCCCAGAAAGTTGACAACTCCTGTGGGGAGGCAAAGACCTGTGTCAAGCGTGAGACCGCTGCAAAGTGCAAGGCTCAAGCTGTCCTGTGGGATGACCTCCTCAAGCAGTCAAAGAACTCACGCGCTGATCAGTACAGATGTGAGGGCAAGGTTGACACCATGGGAGGGTGGGTTGATCGCTATCGAAATGAGCGCGATGAATGGAGGGACGCTGCAAAGGTCTACAAGGCTGAAGGTAAAAAAAAGTCTCAAGACCTGAAGAGGTCTCAAGACACTGTAAAGTCTTTGGAAAAACAAAGATGGGTTTACGCTGGAGTGGGAGCTGGAGCGGTGGTCATTGGCGTTATCGTGTTACGGTTGCTCTTAGGGTCTGGTTCAGGTTAGAGTGTCTCTTCCCTCTCCACTGGGAAGCACCCCCTTATCTCTTGAGAAATCTTGAGGTAAGGGGGTGTTCTATTTTAAGCAACCTGAGTGCTCACCATGATGCTGCAAAGGTCTGGCCACGATGGATCATCCTTGAGTGACTTGAGGACGCTGAGGAGATCACCAGCCTCACCCTTTGTCAACTCCTCCCTCCTCTCCACAGCCACAGCAAGAGACATCCTGTGACCCTCAGGGATGTCCTGGGAATGGGAGTCCCTTAAAACAAACTTCATGCGCCACACTGCTTTAACTTGCCTGTCAGTTGCCTTGTCTTTCCTCCAGTGAGTTGACGTGCTCCTCTCAACTCTACCAGCAGCATCAAAGGCAACAGCAAGCTGTCTCAGATATGCACTCACTGAGTTCATGAATCTGGGCCTTGCTTCAACGCGCTGGAGTGGTGCTGTGAACAGCTCATCCAGGTAGACGCTCACCTCCCTCATCGTTGCCTCAACAGGGATCTCATCTTCATCCACATCACCTGACAGGATTGCATTGTAGTCCAGCTTGAACGATGCAAAGAGATCATGTGGATCATAGATGATTGCCTTGAGCTTGTCCTTGTATGATCTGAGGACTCTCCCCACTTCCTGAATGAACCTCACCCTTGACTTGACTGGACGCCTGAGACACAGCCACATGAGCCAAGGGAAATCAACCCCCTCCTGGAGGAGGGACACATGGACAAGACAATCAATCTTGCCTCCCTCCAGCATCTTGATGAGGCGCTCCTGTTCCCTCTCATGGAGCTTGCTGTGGATGGGTTCAGCCCTCACCCCATACTCTCCCAGGAGAGCTGAGAACTCCTCAGCATCATGGATGGTGATAGCGTTCACCACTCCTGGACCTTCAGCGCGCTGGACAGCCCCAGCAATCATCTGAGCACAGACCTCATCAACCTCAAGACTCTCATCTCCAGTCCAGAACCTCAGCTCCCAGGGAACAACCACACCATCCCTGATTGCCTCAGCAGGTCCATAGTTCCAGACCACCTCATCCCACAGGGAGAGGGCTTCCCCAGGATCACTCCTGAATGGGGTTGCTGTGAACCCCACAGCACGCTCAGGACTCATAGCCTCCTCAGCGTCCAGCATGGTCCCAGTCTCAGTCCTGTGAGCCTCATCAGCAATCCACAGAGCAACACTCACACCAGCCTTGTCCAGCTCCTCAGCGAGGCTCACAGCACTGGGGATGCAGCACACAATGTAGGGCTGTCTTGTGTCTTTTGATTTGGTGTAGAACTTCCCCACCTTCCCTCTCCCCAGATGTTTTGTGAGGGTCTTGTGGAGTTGCTCCACAAGTTTGACTGTGGGTGTGGTGATGATCACCCTCTCCTTTCTGGAGGGGATGAAACACCTGGAGACCTCGCTCAGGAAATAGCTTTTCCCAGCTCCAGTGACAGCCCTCACAATGGGTCTGTTTCCAGGTTGGATAGCCTGGATCACTGGGTGAAGTGCTTTCTCTTGCCAGTCTCTAGGGGGGAATGGAGTCCCTTCCCAGTATTGCTCTTGTGGTCTGATGTTCACTTTGTACCTCCTTGGTAGTCAGGTCTAATGATGTCAATGTCCTGGGGAGCTTTGATCCTCACCCTTGCGCTTCTTCGCGTTGCCTCCACAATGATGATGGAGACCTCCTCACCATTGTCCAGAATGAGGATGATCTCCTCACCCTCCTTTCTGGTTATTGTAAGCCCTTCACTCATTGATCATCCTTGATCTTGATGGTGGGATAATCCCCACTGAGGTCAATGATCTTGCCTGCAAGCTCCTTGCTTGAGCCAACAATCCAATCACCCATGATTGTGTTTGCCTCATCCTCAGACAAGCCTCCCTCAAGCTCCACCCTGGAGCCTATCGTCTTGAGCCTTGCCCTCCCCCTGTCAGTGTCAATGTGGTTGATCAGGTTGAATGTTGATTCTGACTTGTGCTTGTATGAAACACTCATCTGTACCCCATTAACATGATGATCAGCCCACTCCCCATCAAGGGTTGTGAGTGGCTCCAGGAGGTGAGGATGGAACAGGTGAAGCTCACACCCTGAGCGTTGCTGATCCTCATCAAGGTTGCCTCCCTTGGCATGGCAAGCCCACACCCCTTCATGGTCCTCATCCTTCCTCATGGAGACTGTGGGCTTTTGGTCTGGGTCAAACAGGATAGGCTCACTGTGAGCGCAAGTCCTACAGTTGAACTCAGGAAGCCTCATCACTGGAGCTTTCTTCTTATACCCAAGACACATCTCATTGTAGTTGCACCACTTGCAGGGTATTTTTGAGATGAACTCTCCAGCCCTTTCAGGAGGGTTCTCAGCCTGGATGATGCGCTTTGCCCTGTTCATGATCTTGCTGTATTCACCAGCATTGAACTTGATGAACTCAAGGTAGAGATCATCAGTGTTCTTATTTCGCACAAGGTATGCAGCGCGCTTCAGACCAGCTCCACCCATGTAGATCATCATCTGATAGTAGTGCTCAGGCTTGGCTGAGAAGCATCCCTCTTTCTCCAGCTTCTTAAAGGCATAGTCGCTTGATGTCTTGTACTCCAGGACATGCCATGAGTCAGGAGCCTCAACAAACCCCTTGCCCGCTCCATCCATGGAGCCTCCAAGGTGTCCATCAAGACCAATCACTTTGAACTGTTGCCCTGTGGACTGATCAGCCTCATGCACAATCACACCAGCATTGATCAGGTCTGAGGTGAGTCTCTCCTCCTCACGCTCCCCAGTGTTGAACAGCCTCAGGATTCTCCCTGGGAAGCCTGGATCTTGTGCCCACCTGAAGGCATACCAGACAGAGCGCTCACACTCCTTGCCCACGATGGATGCACCCAGATGAGGTCTCCTCCAGTCTTCGCGGTTGACCTCATAGGATTTGAAGATCCTTCTCACTGTTGTATCTAAGTTAAGTTTTCCCATTGTTCTATCTCACAAAAAAAGCGCACTGGAGCGGCTCAAGGCTCATCTCCAGCGCGCTATGTTAAAGGTTGCTGCTAGGGTTCATCCTGGGTGATTCACATCCAGGGAGGTTTCCCTGTATCTGTCTTGCGTGAGGATGGTCCCTGAGTGGCTGCACCATCAGAAGGCTTGTAGCCCTTGACCGCGTTCTTCTCAGAATCCTTCTTATCAATTGCAACCTTGACCTTGAGGATCTTACCAGTCAGATCATCAGTGTCCTCAAGCTCTCCATTGAGACCCACTGCTCTACACATCCGGTTGAGTTCTGAGCGTCCAATCTGGATAGCCTTTTTCATCTTGTCGTCTCGCTGATTCTCAGGGATGTCACTGGAGTAGTTGAACCAGTTCCACAGGAGCCTCCCTGCATGAGTGGGACCAACCACAAGGAACGTGACGTTCACAGCGTCATAGTCACCACTGTTTGACTGTCTGAGTTCTGCTTGTTCGATCTCCACATCATACCATCCAGCAGGAAGCGGGCTGTAATCGTTGGAGTCATCTTGATCATTGGAGTTGATTGGTTTTTTAAGTTTGGCCATTGTCTTCTATCCTTTCCCCATCATTGGGGAATTGTTGGTTGTGGTCCTTATCGCACAGTGCAAAGGGACCGTTAGGGAACTTCTTTTTAAGTCGTTTGACCAGCGGCTCCAGTGGAGCACGCTGAGCATGTATCATCCCCTTGAGGGGCTTCACAGAAAGGACAGGTGTTGTCCCTACTGTATCTCATCTTGATCCTCCTCACTGCATACTCAGCAGCAAGGAAGGGGACGAAGATGGGAGCAAAGATCATGAAAGCTATCCAGTGCATCACTCCTCCTGGGGGTCTACCTTCCTGTGCACCAGACTGATTGTGATGGTGTTCAGGGTTGTTATTGCTCCACAGATCATCAGCGTGCAAAGGATCACTGTGATGAGGAAGCAGGGGTCTTTGAGCACATCCATCAGGACTCCATGCTTGAGTTGATCTTGTTTGCGATATGAGAGAGTGAAGCATTCTCCCAGGGGTCAAGCGCTCCTGATCTGTCCTTGCACTCATATCGAGCATCCCTGAAGGTCTGGAGCTTTCGATGGACCACCACACCCTCATCAGTCTCCTCAGGGAATGAGTGGAGACAGAACATCTCATCAAACAGGAAGGGCAACTGAGCAGTCAGCTTGTTTCCAGGCATCATAGGGAGGTAGAGGAGCGCTCCATCATCTGTCTTGTCTCGCTCCATCTTGGCGCTCATGTAGACATTCATGGGGAGATCCCTGAACTTCTTCAAGAGGCTGTCCATCTCAGTGAACAGGGAGCCGTAAACAGCCCATCCATTAGCACTCTCACCATGGACCTCCTTGTAGTGCTTGAGGCACTGCTCAGCAATCTCACTGATGGAGTCCAGGCACACCCACTCAAACCCATGATCACCAGCCTTGAGATACTGGTAGATCTCTTCCATCTCACTGAAGGATGAGACCTGGACCACTGGAACCTCAACTCCCCTGAGGGAGAGGAGACCGCTCTCAACGCTGATGATGAGAGTCTTGTTGTGGTCTTCTGGGGTGCATGTTGCACAAAGTCGAGTCTTTCCAGCTCCAGCTCCTCCATACACACAGACTTTGATCCCGTGGTGTTGAGCCGCTTCTTTTGTTGTCGTTATCTTGAAATTAAAAGCCATGATCTTTTATCCCTTTCCGATTGTGTAAAGTGGTGATTTTGAATCCTCAATCAACTGATCTCCAGCCTCTTGAGATATGCTTATTACGTCGTAACCATTCCAGTTCTCAAGGTCCATATAGTATCCAGACTCTCCAGGTTTTCTCAGTAGTCTGACGCCTCCATAATAGTTCTGTAAGTCAATCTCCATAACGAAGATGTAAACCTCTCCATTGATAATCAATTCATCCATGTGATCACTCCTGAGATAACGTCCTGAGGCTTCACGAGGGGGTCATTGGTCTTGATGCAAAGTCCCTGGATCTCAATCTTGACCTCAGTGTTTTCTAGCATCCATCGTGGTCCCTCCAGGCAAGTCTTGATGATGCTGGCATCATCCCTATCAATCCCAGGAGGAAGCCTATTGATGAGGAGAATCTCACCATGAGCGTTCACATCTGCCATTCTGGACCAGCTCCTTGTGAGTGGGTTAGTGAGGAGGAACACAGTCCTCACCCCTGTAAAGGAGTTTGTATGGATCTTGAGTTCAATGACAGCATCACAGATGGGGTTAGTGATCTTAACCATCCCATTGTGGGTTGAGATGTCCCAATTATCCATCAATGAAGGCTCTCCCTCAAGGGTCTCAATGGTCGTCTTCCGACCACCTGAGGGCTTGACAATCCCAGATTCCATGAACAGGAGGACAGCAAGGTCTGAGAAGATGAGGAAGTGTTGACCAGCAATCAGATCCATGGAGGCAACTGGATTGAGTCGAGTGAAAGTGTTCTTCCACTTGTCCAGGAAGACCTGTTTCTCATGAGGGACATTGATGGGAGGCTTGAGGGGTGAGACCTTCCTGACTGTTTTGATTGCCTCACAGGTGATCTGAGCTGATGACACAACGCTCATGTAGACATCCATCAAGTCCATCCCGATGAATGAGGAGGTGAGTCCTCCTGGGAAGATGAAGTCTCCTGGAGCCTCCTTTGTCCAGTGTGTCCTGAGGTATGATGAGAATGTGAATCGAGCTGCAAGGCAAGCATGGAGATCAAGCATGACAGCCTGGAGACTGTCCTCCCTGATGGAGGCTTTTGAGTTCAGGACATCCAGGAGGACTGTGACCCTAAGGTCAATGCCCTTAATGAACCCTATGATGATGTTGTGATCCATCTTGTCCATCAGTTCATCAGTGAGCTTTATGAGCTGATGAATGGAGGGGTGATGAGGGATGACTGTGCAGTCCTCACCAATGTTGATGAGCTGTTGAGATGTCACCACCTGAGTCAATGGATATGCAACAGCATCATTGATGTGGACCACCACAGCAAGGGGGTCAATGTCGAACTGATCAGCCACATGCTGACCTGAGCTGAGGATCTCTCCAGGCATGATGTCAAGCACTGTGTCAGTGTTGAGGGTGAGGAGGATGTCCCTGGGGCTGTTCCTGATGAGTTCAGGGTAGATGGAGACACAGCACTGTTGAATGTGCTTGACTTCCATGAGGATTGCAGCCTCCACCTCATCCCCCAGTCTTGGGAGTTCGATTGGGTTAAATGCTGTGACATCAGTCCCCCTGGGGAGGTTGATCACCTCTCCTGTCTTCGTGGTGATGACAACAACATCATGAGTGGTGTGAGTTCTCTTCACTGAGATGAGCCTCAGTCCATGCTCAAAGCGGTCTCCAGGGAGGAGCTTTGCTGGGTCAATGGATGCTGTGATCTTATGGTGACTCATGAGATCCAGGAGGACGCTGGACATCCTTCTCACTTTGGAGATCCACACACCCCTACCACAACCACCACGAAGGGCTGAGTTGATGTAGAAGACGATGAAAGCAAGGTTCCCAGGGTCATAGAAGGGAGCATCCTTGACAGACTTGTGTGTGAAGCACAGCTCCTCAAGAGCCTTGCCCTCAGGGGTCTTGCCCATCTTCAGTCCATCGAGTAGCCACAGGACGGCTCTCATAAGGGCTGAGACCATGATGGGGATGCTCAGGCTGGTGTCTTGCTGTGATGCGCTCAGGGTGTCGCTGATGACGCTCAATTCTTTCTCAATGTTCTTTGTTCTACTCATGATACTTCCTTAGTTTTGACCCCTCATGGGGTTGAGAGTAGTGAGGGATGTACAGTCCCTCATCTGTGTTTGTTTATCTCTATGATCCTTGACTTCTCAGGCTGTTGCTTCAGCTTGCTTGAGAGCCTTCTTCTTTTTGGCATACTTGGCATTCTTACGCTTGCGACATGCTCTACAGTTGGACTGAGGGACTTGAACCTTGACCCTTGCTCCACCTGGACCCTTCATGATGTTCCTCCACCCAAAGAGGTCTTCAATCTCATCCTGGTTGGATGCCTTCTCATCACAGTCCTTATCCCCACATTCACATGATGTGTAGTCATCAGTGGTCTTGTAAACCCTTGGCTTCTTTGGCTCTTTAGCCTTCTTTGGTTTCTTTGCCTTGACCTTCTTTGACTTCACAACCTTCCCAGTGATCTTCATTGAGACCACAGGAGCCTCCAGGACTTCAGTTGTTTCAATGACCAAAGGCTCAACCTCAGGAGCGTCCAGGAGCATTGATGAGAGGATGAACTGATCTGCTTTGGTTCCTCGCTCCTGATAGTCTTCCCAGGATTTGAAGTGAGAGAAGCGTCCATCTTCCTTCAGGGTGTTGAAGGCTTGCTCACCTGGAGTGATCACCACAGGTGTCTCCTCAACAACTTCCTCAGGAGCTTCAGGAGCTTCAGGAGCTTCCTCAGGGGTGACACTCTCATCAACCCAACCATGAGCGAAGGTGAGGACATCAGCCTCCACAAGAGAGCGCATCAGCTCAGGTGTGGGGAGGACAAGTCCATCATCAGTGACATTGAAGAGATCCTTCTTCAGGTATCCCCTGAGGGTTGATGGTGCAATGTCATCCTTCGTGAGTGTGAGTGTCTGGAGGTCATTGAATCGCTTGGCAACTGAGTTGATTGTTCGCTTGTTCATGGTGGATGCTTCCTTTGTGGTTTGTGGTGTCTGGATCTCTTCAGCAACTTCCTCAGCGACTTCCTCAGGGAAGCTGTTGAGACCGTTGTTGACCTTGTTTTTGATGGCCTTGAGGGAGTTCATCTTTGCTCGTGTGGCAAACTTGATCATGTTGTCTGACACTTCCTGATGGGTGTCCATGGTCATCTCAGCTTCCTCAGCAAGCTCAGCCTCAGTGATCCCCTCAACAGTCTCCTGAAGCTCAAGGAGAGCTTCCTGGGTGAACTCAACAGTGAGGCGCTCGCCTCCCCTGTTGTAGAACTCAGCCCCATGAGCTGAATCAAGGAGGGCTGTCTGAGCTTCACTGAATTTGATCTTGATGGTGTTCACTGTGTGCCTCTTGGCTGTTGTCCCTCTTGGGATGTTTCGTGGGGCTGTTTCCCCCCTGATGTCAAACACTGTGCAATATCATTTGACACATTGCAAGGGAAAATGTATAAAAATATTCGACAGTGAACAGCAAAACCGCTCAAAACCGCATGAACACAGGAGATGATCATGGAAAATAAATTGGACCATCCTATACAGGGACTCATGGAAGAGACTGAAGAGATCACAGATGAGGAGAAGAAGCTCATCAGGAGAGAGCTGGAGTCTTGCGCACGTATAGTAGGAGGGGTGACATCCTTTGCATCCCTCCTGGGGGTGAGCCGCTCCATCTTCTATCACTGGATGAAGGTGGGGGTTGATGGCAAGAGGGCTATGGACATTGAGAAGGCTGTCAACCAGCACGCTGCAATCAATGGTATTGATGAGAGGGTCTCCAGGATCAACTTGTGTCCTTGGTTCTTTCGCGGTCTCCCCCTGGAGACTGATGGTGACTCACAGGGTGTGTGTGATCCCAAGGGTGAAGAATGAATACAGACAAGGCTATACAGTTCTTTCAAGAGATATATGAGCACGCTGAGGAGGGTGAGCTTGCTTTGTTTGCCCTCCCTTCAAGACGTACAAAGTTCATCCCCATTGAAGGACTTGAGGATGGATCATTCAGGACATCCCTGGAGAAACAGCTCCAGGTGTGGCGAGACCAGAACATCTATTACTCCATAGGATTGATGGAGAAGGGGATCAAGAGTGGGAGGGGGAGTGAGAGTGATGTGAGGCTCATCCCTGGAGTGTGGATTGATGTGGATCTCTCCACAGGTGTCCACGCATCAAAGAGGCTCCCATCCTCAACTGAGGAGGCGCTGGAGGCGCTGGATGATGCCCTCCCCATTGAGCCTACTGTGGTGATCCACAGTGGAGGAGGTCTTCATTGTTATTGGTTGTTTGATGAGGTCTGGGAGTTCACCAGTGATGGGACTCCTGAGGGGGACCATGAGAGGGAGAGGCAACGCACACAAGCGATGGGCTTTGTCCAGCGTTTTCAGGCTCACTTTCAACGTGCATGGAAAATGAAAGGTTGGCACCTTGACTCAACCTTTGATCTTGCTCGTGTGCTGAGGGTTCCTGGAAGTCTCAACCTCAAGATTGAGAATGACAAGCGTCCTGTTGACATTGTGAGCAACGATGGTGAGAGGTTCTCCATTGCCTACTTGATGGAGAGCATGGACATCTATGAGGAGGATCTCTTCTCAGGGTGGGAGGGTGAGATTGAAGCTCCTGGAGGGGGTGCTCCCCCATCAGACTGGGATGCACTCACTGAGGCTCATGGTGGACTCACTGGAGCTGGAGGGAGGAACAACTCCCTCAAGATGATTGTGGGTGCTTGCCTGGAGAGAAGAGAGAGCCTGGAGAGGACACTCTTTGAGGTGCTCAAGTATGACTCCACCAAACACCATCCACCACTGTTCAAGGACATCACTGAGAACAAGGGCAAGGATGAGTACACTAACGCGCTCAGGTTTGTCACAAGCGTTGTGGAGTCCATCAACCGCTCCAGGGAGCGTCAAGGGCTTGATCCTCAGCGCTTCATCTTTGGTGAGCTGGAGGGAGCTGAGCTTCTCCTGGATGTCAAGGAGGCTGAAGTCCTGGACGTGATGGATCTCATTGATGATCCAACACCCCTCCCTGATGATTATCTTGAGCCTGGAATTGTGGCTCCAGGTGAGTTCCTCCTCATCGCTGGTCCACCCAAGTCCCAGAAAAGCCTCCTGTGTCAGGACATGTGTCTCCACCTTGCAATGGGGTGGGACTGGTTGGGGATGAAGGTTCCAGCTCCCAGGAGGATAGCGTATCTCAACATGGAGATGTCAAAGCGCGTGCTCAAAAAGAGGCTCAAGCTCCTCCCCATACGTCCACAGGACAAGGAGCAGTTTAGAAGCAACTTCAAGATCACAAACAAGTTCCACCTCACCCTGGATGACACAGGGGTGAGCAAGGCTGTGGACCTCCTGGAGGGGTTCTGGAGGGATGAGGGTGAACTCCCTGATGTCATCGTCATTGATCCGCTTGTGAACGTCTTCAGTGGGAACACTGAGAATGACAACCAAGAGATGATCAAATTCCTCAAGAGGGTGGATGCTATGCGCGATAGGGTGAACCCTGAGGCTGCAATCATCATGCTCCACCACACATCCAAGATCTCCAAGAGGGAGCTTGAGGATGACCCATTCAACTGCATCAGGGGTGCTGGAGCATTGAGGGGATACTACTCCTCAGGGATGGTGATCAGCAAGATCAGCGAGGAATCCCATGAAAGGAAGGTCTTCTTTGAGGTGAGGATTGATGAGACCCCCTCTCCCATGGTGGTCAAGTTTGAAGGTGATCAGGGTGTCTTTGTGCGCGCTGATGCTGAGGTGAGGATTGCTGGTGAGGTCATTGGGCAAAGGTGGGACTTGGAAGCCTCCAGACAGTCCAGTGTGGTCCTCAGGGAGCTGGACAGACTCGCAAGGGAGGAGAGGAGGCTCATCACCTCCAGGTCATTCTGTGAGACCTACAGCAACACACTGGGGCTGGGGAGCCGCTCATCCATTGCACGAAAGATCAATGAGCTGATGAGCAAGGGCTACATCAGGATCACTGATGGATGGGACTTACCTGATGATGTGGAGAAGCCTCATCACAACTCAGATGGGTTCATGGTGGTTGAGGGGATGCAGTTGGGTAAAGACATCTCCAAGGATGATCAGGAGACTGTCTGGGACTTCACATCAGTCCTCCCCACTCATTTCAAGCACTCCGATTCTGGAGCAATCCTGGAGGTAGAATCCAGGGAGGTTTGGGTCTATCAGGATGGACCAGAAAGGGAAGAAGTAGACAGCAAATCAAAAGGATCACGTGTCTATTATCTGGATGGAAGCAACCCAAAATCCTTCACCCAGGAGGTTGATGATGAGGGGTGAGAGCGCGCATCAGCCCCAGATGAGGTTCCCCATGGGTCAAAGCATTGTCTCAGGGGTTGTCTCAGGCATTGAGTCAATGGTGAGTCAACCGCATGATAGGCCGTTGAGCGATTGTCTCAAGGGGTTGAGTCAATGCCCTCAATGGGGGTGTTTTGGGATTCATTGTCTCAAGGGTTGTCTCAAGGGGTCGATTCATTGTCTCAGGGTGTCGTCTCATGCGCATGATAGGCGGTTGATTGATTGTCTCACGACTTTTGAAACAACCCCTAAAACAGGTCATTGTCTCAATTCATTGTCTCAGAAATTCATTGTCTCAAACGTGAGACAATGATTTGAGACAATCACAAGTGGTTGAAATCATTATGGAAGTTCAAAAAACAGGTCATTGTCTCACCCATTCATTGTCTCAAATTTGTGAGACAATCGCTCACCCGCATTCTAGGCCGTCCATCGATTGTCTCACACTGGTTGTCTCACCGCATCACTCACCCTGGGACTCTCCTCTCCCCCCTTTAGGGGGGGGAGGGGAGAGTTCCCAGGGCTGTGAGGGTAAATCGTCTGAGACAATGAATTTGAGACGACCATGAATCAATGAAAGTAAAGAACCCCTTAATGGGAAATGGTATAAATAAGCTCAGGAAGGGGTCTGTAATGGATTCTAAGCCCCTTGAAGGGGTGAAGGTAGGTCAGCAGTAATGGAAGAGAAAGCAACGCAACAGGGACGCTCACAGGAGGTCAAGATGGTACGGCATCAATTCACAGGGTATGATGTGGCTTCACACCTCGCCATCAAGGAGCGCGTAAGACTCTTTGAAGAGTGGGGAGCGCATCAACCATATGGGGTGTTTACATCCAAGCTCAGGAGGACTCTCAAGGATGAACTTCAAGCCTGGATGAAGGAGTGGGGATTCAAAAGGAAGACAGGAGGAATCCCTGGATTGAGTAAGAAAGACATGGACGCGATTCTCAAGGAGAGCGATAAAGTCAAGACTTCAGTCCAGGTGAGGGTTATCCTCCTCACAAGGATTATAGGAGATCCTGAGCGCATAGGGCGACTCAGGAGCATCAAGGTTGAGGGACAGCCCAAAGACCATAACAAGCTCCCTGATGGGGAGTGTGTAACAGTGGAGAAGGATCATGAGTAGTACAACGTTTTTCGTTCCAGGTCGGTCAATCGCAAAGCTCAGACCTATCAGCGGTGCAAACAAGACCATGAGGACACCAAAGAACATGAAGCAGTGGAAGACAAAGGTTGCTTTCATCGCTGAGCAAAACATCACTCACAAATACTCAGGGAACGTTCTCCTTGAGCTTCTCTTTGTCTTCAATGATGGAAGGTGGGTGGGAGACATTGACAACCTTGCTGGAGGCATCATGGATGCTCTCAATGGGGTGGATGTGGTTGCTAAGAGGAATGTTGAACTCCCAAGGGGGAAAGTCCTCAGGGGTCAAAAGATCAAGGGGTGTGGATGTATCTGGGAAGATGACAGGAAGGTCATGAGCATGGATACAGACAAGATCATCCTGAACACCCTCACTGAGGGTGAGAGATCCATCTCTCCATTCTCAGATCTTGAGGCTGGGGTGTTCGTCAAAGTCAAACCACTGACACATGAGGAACACCTGTTTCGTGTGATGAAGTTTGTGTCAACGATGACTTGAGTGTAGACTGGGAAAGATCTGGTAATAGCGAGGGATCACGCACATGTGATCTCTCCTATATTACCTACATGCAATAATATTACAGTGGAGATGTAATGAAGAAGTTAAGCAAGATTGTTCATGATGAGTGTGTGATCACACAGATTAAAAACGCTCACATCATAACCGATTCGTCAAGCAATATATGGACCATCATTGTAGGCGACTACAACAAGGTCAAGCCAAAGGAGATCATGGGCTACAAGCCCTCTCATATCATGTGGTGTGAGGATGATCTTGCTGGGTCTTGTCTGGTCAATCAAGGCATCATTGGAGACCTCTCAGAACACTGTGAGGGCTTTGGGTTCTTCATGTGTGGACTTGATGAGGTGGGGAACATTCAGGATGTCCTGGGGGATGCTCATGTGAGGAATGGGATCTGGGTGAAAACCAAGGAGATCCTCATGGGCAATGATGAGACATGGGGTGATGCCTTTGTTATAGGGAGCGCAAGACAGCTTGCTGTGTGGCATCCAGCAGATAACTCCACCTGGATCTCCAAGGAAAAGGAGAGCTTTGGGATGGAGCCTCACAACGTTGTCCTTTCAAGCAACAGCTCAAAGGCTGTCCTGGGGGAACTGATCAGGGCTTGCTCATACCCTGGAGAGGTCTTCCTTGAGCCTCATTGCACACACCCTGATATGGGCTGTGCTGTCCTCTCAGCCAAGAGACGATACATGGGCTATGTGGACTCGATGGATGAAGCCCTGGAGCTTGCTGAGTCCCTCATAGCTGCAACCAAAGGGCTTGACCTGGAATCCTACAAGGATGGACAGATCAGCCTGGATGAATACATCTAATCAATCACAACCGATATGGGGAGGGCTTATGCTCTCCCCTTTTTTATGGAGACATGATCATGAGCGATAGTGGAAAATCATGGGAGATGATGGAGGGTGAAACCTTCAAATCATATGAAGCCTTTGAGGTCTATTACAAGCTCCCAAAGAAGACCAGAACCATCAAGCTCACAGCAAGTGAGATGGGGAGGGTGGATGGATACAGGAAGGTTCTGGAGGCATGGAGTTCTAAGTTCTCATGGCCACAAAGGGCAAAGGACTATGATTCCTACATGAGCAAGCTGGAGGCTGATAGAAGACAGGAGGCTGAGGACGCTCAGATTGAGGCAAACATTGCAGGGATCAAAGCTGCAAGACAGGTCTTCATTGAGCG